CAATGCTGTATTATTCAATTTTCAAATAACATTTCTGTCGCACTTGTTTCAAATTGCTCTTTAAATAATTTTTTATTATTAACTATCATTTACGAGTATATTAAATAGAAGTATACTTACTTTAATTCTTCTATTAGCTTATCTAATTTAACATTTATAGAGCCAACTAAATTACTATTTGTCTTTACCAATTCTGCATTTGTTTCCGTTAATTTATCGCAAGTAGTCTTAATTTGTTTCCACATTTGCCACAGAATAAACGCTAGTCCACAAGTGCATGCTATTGGAAAACCAACATTATTAATAAAATTAATCCACGTCTCCATCTTTTGTCACCACCTTACTCTATGCTTATTTCTATATTCATCGTCATTTCTCTATCTGTTTCAATTATAAATCTATTTTCTTCTTTAGAAGTTATTCGATAATCCCCAAATCCAAACTTGGCTACACCTACAATATCATAATTCCTTCCTTGGTATTCACTAGGAATATTTAATACAATTTTATTGTTTTTACTGGTTATATTCTTATAAACATATCTAACATTATCTGTACTATTAGTTTCTAAAGCACTCACTTCTGCTATAGATTTAGTTTCTAAGTTAGCATATGTATTAGCTAACTTATAGTTCGCAAGCGTTAAGTTGTGCAATGTATACCCTTTAAAATTCCAGTTCCCATATGATTCAATTAAGTCCCCTGTTCCACTTGGTGGAGCTTCATGTAAAATCAATCTATTTGTGGGTGTATCTCCATTAAAAAAACCTAAGTTTATTCCATTATCTCCGAATATATTAAGATAATTATTGCTGCTATCATTATAAATTACATGATCTTTTGTTCCATTGCTTTTTAAATATAATCCATATTTAAAATTAATTAAATTTTCAACAAAAGTTTTATCTTCTATATATATTCCTGCATCTGTAAAAGGTAATCCTGCTTCTCCCGGTACTCCAACTGGTACAAAAAACATGGCAGCTCTTATAGCCCCATTTTCTCTTTCATATCCAATTTGAATGTAATCTCCATATCCAGTTGTACATATGCTTAATCCGTTCTGGTTTCTATCCTTAGCAAATGATGTTGCTATTAGCTTCGCTACTTCTTCCATTCCATTTGTCGAAGAGTAAGTAGTAACCTTAAATCCTCCCTTATCAATAGTTATACCTTCTGAACCATTGGTATGTGAGAATACAAGTTTTCCATCAACAAGTTTTAAAGCATCTGCAAAATTAAAAGAACCATCTTCCATATTAATCCATGTTTTATCATTTAATGATTTTAATATTCCAGCCTTTATTAACATTGCATTTATACCTTCACAAGTCAATTCATTTAAAACCATCTTTCCATCCATAGTCAAGGCCGTGTTGTACTCACCATAATAACCAGTTGAACTGAAACCACAACCACCTAAATTGAATTGCCAAACATTTGTAGCAGTATTTTTATCTTTTGTATCCATGATAGCCCATCCATTTTCGTCCCAAACGAAATAACCTGTTCCTACTCCTGCGTGTATCAAATCTGTAGCGTCTTCCCTAGCTTGTTGTAAAACGTTTTGGAAATTTTCTGGTAACTTATTAATTTCCTTTACTACTTCTGCAAATGATTTAGGTTTGAATTCTGACAAATCTAAATTAGATAATTCTATTTCAATTACTTTTTGTGTCATTACATTATATCTCTTTCTAATTGCTCTAACTGAAATATTAACATCTAATTTATCTATAAATACATTTACTGTATCACCTAAATAAATCCTCTCTAATATTGAATAATTCTTATATTCCTCTGTTTTAGATAAATCTTCAAAACTAACTGTATATGTACCCTGAATTTCATCTATATGATTCTCTGCAAATTCTAATTCAGCCAATCTAATTAACTCTGCCTGTAATTCTTCTAAAGTTTCATATCCAACTTCATCTTCCCCGCAATCTTCTTGTAGTTTTACATCTTCATATTTTATAGTAGTTGTTCTTACTGTAGCATATTTGTCTATATTCCCACTTTGAACATAACCCTCTATTGTATAACCATTATAAGCTTTAGGCTTTATTCTCGTATAAACACTATCTATGTTAGTTTCAGCTTCAAATCCCTTTAAATTCTTCGCATATCTAACCTGAAAACCTCTATCTTGTCCTATTTTCTTATTGATAGTAGTTCTATATCCACGTCTTTGGATTTCTCCACCCCATCTATTAATAAAAGATTGATCGCAATCAAATAAAGCTTTATATAAATTCATTTCCTGATAATAAGCTGTATTAATTATTTCTATATCACTAGAAAATTCTAATTCTCTTGCATAGTTTTGTCCTTCTTTATATTCATTAGAATTTTCTAACATCCATTGTAAAGCTGAATATCCATTTTGATTTTCTGGTCTTACATCTTCTAAACGTGTTGAAAGTTGTTTTTCTATTGTATGTTGCCTAGCGAATACAGTAATATCTCTTGTATTCTTAGTTATTTTCACAATATCAAATATTTCATACCCATAATCCAATTTAACTTTTAATATACCTTCTTCTTCAATGCTTTGCCATATTCCATCATCATCAATTATAAATGTTGCATCTAAATAATAATCTCCTGTAGATAAGTCTTCATCTGTTTCACAAGATATACAAATGTTATCTAATACAATATCTCCAACAGCCTTTGATACTTTACTTTTAGTAGCACCTTTTTCAAAATAAGCTATTTGCACTTCATTATTCATTTAACCATACCTCCTCTAAGTTAAACTCTTCTTGATAACACATAGAAACGTTAACAAAACCATTAGAAGATATTTTTATTTCATTTATTCCCTTCTGTAAATTTAAATATACTCCATTAAATTTACTATAAATATTCCTTGTTTCATCAACCATACTTATCATGTATTGATTCTTGCCATTTATATAAATACACTCTTTGTTTTCTAATTCACTAAAAACAACTTTATTATTTAATGTTAAATTTTCTATTGTTACTATATTCGCTTTATCATCTTTTAATTTAATACTTATTTCAGGATATATTTCTACTTCTTCAACATTGCTTTTATTATTTATTGTAAATATCTTTTCGCCTTGGTTTACAGTTGTTTCAATTCCATTATCATCTGTATAAGTGTATGTATTATCTATTACAGTTATATTATGTATAGTTTTACTACTTAAAGCATAAGGTGTTAATCTAACAACTAAATCTATATATCCATTATCAGACCACATTAATCTTCTTCTTTTAAAAACCGCATTATAACAATACAATCCTACCTGAAGACATCTATAATCTTCCTCGAATAACCATCTGTTAATTGCATCAATTTCTAATTTAGAAAAATGAACTAAATCACCTGTAAATTTATTTACTTTCTTTATCCTTACTGCTTTTTCTACATAACTATTAGTAGACTTTAAAGTCTCGCCTTCTATTGAATCTAATTTTTCTATAGTTAAACTACTTTTTATATCATACCCCCATTGCTTACTATCTTTTCCGTTATATCTAAAATACATTTCCTATCTTCTCCTTTCAGTTTTTCTAAAAAAATAAGGTAGGAAATGTTAATATCCTACCTATAAAAATTCGTATATTTAATTGTTACTTTATTTACATTACTGCTAACAACAATATCATTCTCTCCTACTGCTAACTCGGGAAATTTTCCTATCATATCACTTAACTTATTAGTATTATTTTTATCAAAGCACATCATATATTCTGAATCAATAGTTATTTCTTCTTGTACATTTTCTATTATAGTTACTTCTCCATTTATTGAAATTTCTAAATTACCGTTTCCATAAAGAGTTATAATAGGCTTAATAGGAAAATGACCTTGATTAATGAATAGTTTTTCATTTTCTAAAAAAGTAAATGACGATGGCGTTAAATCTTCCATAAATGGCTTTACTATAAAGTCTACTTGTAATTCTCCATATTTACGTATCTCTTTAGTTATATCTCCAAATACAACTCTTTTAACTATAAAACACCTATCCTGTCTATCGTAAAAAAGTCTATTGTCATTAACATTTAATAACCAATCTTCAAAGTCATCAACCATAATCCAAAATCTATCGCTATCTAATAATCTAAATGTTATAGAAATAGTTCTATCTTTATATGTCCCACTTTTAATCGTTAAGCTACCATTTCTCCCCTCTAAATCTATATCTTCAACGACCTCATTTAAACGCTGTATATTAGGATATTCTGCCACTCCTAATCCCCAATAGCTTGAATAATATCCATTAAAAAATATCTCATATTCTTTCTGTAATAATGTATGTATAGGTATTTTATAATCATTCATGGTATTATATCTCAATCTTTTCCTAGCATCATAATATTTACTAATATCATTAATATTCACTTTATCACCTACCTTTTTAAGGAGGCTATGTTGCCTCCTATTTATATGTTAATCTAGGATTTCTATAGTCGTAACTATCCCAAACATCTTTATTTTTTGCTGTTGCTCTTAAGAAGCTCTTACCATCTACATCTAAATATAATGGTCTACTACTATATTTTATAAACATAGATTCCATTTCTTGATAGAAAGGTTTTAATGGTAATACGGCTTCTGCTTGTCTTCCCTTTCCATTATCTGCATCTCCTACACCTATATTTCCGATAATCGTAGGTTTAGTAAATATACCACCGCTACTATACCAATCTACACCAAAAGTCGGTATAGATGGAGGATTTAAAGAGAATTTACCACTAATATTGAAATGAGGTAACTTAATTTTAGGTAAAGACCAATCGAAGTTGAAGAAGCCTTTTATTTTATCTATAGCACTTTTTACTGCATCTTTAGCCCCATTTATTTTATCTGTTATCCCTTGCTTTATTTCGTTAAATTTATTTACTGCTTTTGAAGTCATATCAGATACTCCATTTACAACAGAATCCTTAGCAGATTTAAAACTACTTACAACTTTATCCCATAGGCCAATCCAAAAGTTCCTAAACCCTTCGCATTTATTCCATAAAAGAACAAATATGGCTATTACCGCAACAATCCCTGCTATGATCCATGTTATTGGACTAGCTAACCAAGCTAAATTTAACCCTGTTTGTGCAACTGTTGCTCCTTCTGTAACTGCTGTTCCTATCCCCATTGCAGAACTTAATACACCCCAAGCTGAACTAACAGAATTTATTAAATCACTCATAAACATTACACCTTTTAATATTGCATAAGCTCCTACAAGTCCCATGACAACGGTTGTTGCCATAGTTATCTTATTCCACGTATCTTCACCAAATACAGTTGTAATAGCTTCTTTTAAACTATCTAACACACCTTTTCCTTCATCTAAGTTAGCACTAAAATTGTCTGCTAATTCTATTATCATAGGCATATATTCCAATACCTTTTCAAAGATTGGTTGTATTATCTTTTGAGATATATTTACAACATTATCCTGTATAGTCGATAGCATACCACTAAAAGTTTTACTTTGAGCTTCCATAGCACCATTTGTACCACTAGCTATGGAATCTAATGCTTGATTATATACATCTGCTGTTATTTTACCCTGTGAAGCCATATTTTTAACTTCTGCAACTGTTGTTCCTGTTACTTCTGCTAAAGCCTTATAAATAGGTATACCTCTATCTTGTAATATGTTTAAGTCTTCTGTATAAGCAACTTGTGCCATTTGTACTTGAGAATATTGTCTTACCATTTCCGATAAACTATCTTCCTGAATACCAAACGCTGACCCCATATTACCGAATTTAGTTAATTGATCAAATAAGTTCTGGCCTTCAAATCCTGCATTGTGTAACTGTTTTGCCATTGTATCTACACCAGTTTTTGAAAATGGAGTAGTCGCCGCATATTTAGTAATATCATCTAACATTTGTTTAGCTTCCTCTTGTGTTCCCAGCAGAGTAGTCCATGCAACTTGAGAAGTTTCTAAACTAGCATTAGATTTAATACCTAATGCTATCATTCCTCCTGCTAATCCTGCTACTGCTGTTGCACCAATCTTAGCCCATTTATCAACAACTTTTAAGCCTGATTGAGCCATTTTCCCTAGCCTTGAAAATCTACCCGATGTATTATCTGCACTATCTCCTAAATCTTCTAAACTATCTCTTGCCTCCTCGGCTTGTCTATCTACTTGTTGTAATCCAGACATAACATCATTTATATCTAATTCTATACTACTACTTAATCTAAAAACATCTGCCATAAAGTTTACCTCCTTTCTTTTAATTATTTATAACTGCACCTTGTTTTCTAAACTTCTCTAATAATTTCTTATTTTCTAATTCTGTTTTAACATAATCAGTTTTGGTATTAACCACTTTCTTACTTTCCTTTATGTAGTCTAAGTAACTCATTCCTTTACTATTAAATTGCATTAATAAATTATCAAATAAATATCTTTGATAAGTTCTTGAATCCATATATTCTATAAATACACCTTCTATAATAGAAAGTGACTCCTCTAGCTCCATATCGCATATGTATTGATAGCAACCACTTTTAAAGAGTATTCCTATTAAATTATTTCCTAACTCTTCTACTTGATTGCTAAATTGAAAAAACCCATAATAGTTGGACTTTGTGCTATTCTCTTTATTTGTTCAATAGTTTCATCTAATTCTTGTTCTTTAATTTCTTTAGCAGTTTTACCATATATTTCACCTAAGCATTTATAAACTTCTTTTTCTGCATTTGGTAATGCTACTATGAAATTATACATAATATCAACGCCTATTTTATTCATTTCTCTATTAGCTTCAATATTTACCTTTTCAAATTCTTCTTTGAATTTTTCATTTTCAATAAATATCTTTTCACTTATCTCTTTCTTTTCTTCTTCAGATAAATTATTATATTCCTCTAAGCCAACTTCCTTAATTATCAATCTTCTTAATTCTGTAAACTTACCTTCTTTTTTATTATTTAAAGTTGTTAATGTTTCTATAGCATTAGAAATATCATCCTTTAACCCTAATTTTTTTACTATTCTTAAAACTTCCATAGCTTCACTTGTAGTTATTTTAACTTCATTATTTTCTATCATCTATATCAATCTCCTTTTTCACTTCAAAATTACTTTATTAATCTTCTAGCCTTCTTTTATCAACATAGAAGACTAAATTAAATAATTTAAAAAGAGATTAGAATTTAATCCAATCTCTTAAATGTTAAACTTCTTTTAATGTACAAATTTCATAAGGTACTTTATTTAGATTATCCTTATCATAAGCACTTGCGAATTCTAATTTACAACTCCCATCATCACTACCTTTAGTTTCTAGCGATAGGTTACTATTATATGCGTTATGTAATATTATAATTTGTGCTTTTTCAGTTGCTTTATTAGTTGCAACCATGACTACATCTTTATATTTATCAGAAGCTATAATCCCTTCTTCTACTCTATATACATCATATTTAGTAGAATTATTTTCTTCTTTCTTATATAAAGAAGCTTCTAATAATTTAGCGTTTACTAATCTTCCAGTACCAGAAATTTTACCTTCTGCTCTTACAACTGTTTCATAGCCAGAAACCCTTTTTTCATTGAATCCTGCTAATTGTGTTGAGAAAATCTCCTTTTCTTCTTCAAAGTTAACTCCATCATCAGTCAATATTAGTAAATTATCATCTATAAGTTTACTAGTTATCTCAGTATCTAATTGAGCAACATCAAAAGAGTCAACTAAATATATTAGCCCAGATCCAAAAGCAGTATTTTTATTTACTGTATTTGCATTCATTAAAAACACTTCCTTTCTTAATATTTAAATATTTTATAACTTAGAGTAACAAGCGACTGTTTATCTTCTAAATCATCAAATGGCATAAAATAGACATTACTTCTAATTATTTTAGAATTGCAACTTTCTATCCACGTCTTATTTAACAACTTGTCAATTTCAATAGCCTTAGCTTGTACTTGTATTTTATTACTTAAACTACTTACTACCTCAACTTCTAATATTATAGAATCTTTATATGCTAAATCTTCTATATTCTTTAAACTATAATTAATGTAGCTATTATTTAAGTAATCTAATTCATTATCATTTTCATCAGTTGCAGGTAAATAATCTAAATAAACATTATCACTACAACTAGAAATTAATTTATATAATTCTTCCTGTAATAACTCCATTTTTATTTACCTACCTTTCTTAAATGTTTTTTTAATATTTCTATAGATTCAGAGCTAAGTCCTTGCATAGTCCCTCTCATCCAACCTTTAGACTTTCCTCTAAATTCTGTATAAGGAGCATATTCTATAGAACTACCAAATGTAATATTACATTTACTTGATGTATTAGCTTTTTTAAATGTAATACTACGCCTAAGAAAACCGTAGCGAACTGGTGCATTACTTTGCAACTCTGCTGTTCCAGTAATTCCAATCTCATTCATTGCATTTTCACAAGCTTCTTGTATTTTTTTCATTATTAAATCTGTATTATTTATTAATTCTGCCATATAACATCGACTTCCTTAACTGCATAAATAGAATAATCATCCCATTCAACTCTAGCCTCTATTTCATACGCTTCATTATTATAAATAAGAATATCACCTACCTTGCATTTAATATCTGCATATATTTCTTTAGTAGATTTTAAATCTTCTCCCCAATCCTTAACTAATTTACTTTGTGTCAAGGGCTGTATATCTGCAAGAAATAATTTATCTTTTTTATAACTCTCTACTATTTGTCCTAAATTATTTTTAGTTTTTGTTTTTATTGTAGTGTAAATTTCTTTCTCATAAAACCACATTGCTATCACCTACCAAACTATATAATTTCTAGGCTTTGGCAATAACAATTTCACATTATTACTTAACATACCTACACCTGTATTTTTATATGTAACACTTCTAGAACCTTGGCTCATAGAAGAAATATTAGAAGGTTGCTTTAATTTTTCCTTTTCTTCTTCTATAGCGATAATTATTGCTTCTGGAAAGTTCGCTTCTATATATACATCGTCAAATTTATCATTGTCTAAATAATTTTTAATAGATTTAATAACTATAGCTTTTATTTGCTCATCTGTTAAATTCATTTTATCTCCTCCTTTTATTTAAAGTTAGGGTAGGAGATAACCCCTAACCCTTATATGATTACGCCTCTTTATAACAAGCAAAAACACCATTTACTTTATTATCTAAAACCCAAATATCGTGGTACTTTCTGTAGTCAAAAGAATATCCATCACCTTCTTGGTTAACACGTGGATCAAATACTCTTATTTTATCTGTTTTAGATACTGCAATTGGAACTTCTCTTGCAACTAATAAGAAGTTTAAAGTCTTAGCATCTTCAGCCTTCGCAAATCCTCCATCTTCTTCATCTGATATTGTAAAGCTTGAATACATTTTATCTGATGTTAAAGGTAATATTGGACATCCATCTAAACTTGGAACTTCAGTATCAACTCCACCTGCTGAGAATGTTACAGCAGATAATTGTCCAGCCATAGCCTTTTCTAATTGATTTTTAACTTCATATGTACAATGGATTACAATTTCTCCTACAAAACCTTTGTCTCTTAATACAGTAATACCATCTTTTATAGCATCTACTATAGTAGATTTTGCTGGTGTATAAGATGCCTTTACATTATTTGCTGTAATAGCAACTTGTGCTAATGCTCCTATTCTTATAGCATCAACCTCTGGAACAACCTTAGTTCTTTGGAATTCTCCCATAACAGTTCCAGCAGTTGCAACAAAATTAGTTTCATTTACATCCATAGAGTCTAAATAAAAATCAATCCCTCTATCATAAGTCATTGCTTTAGTTTCGTACTCTAAAGTAACTTTACCTTTCTTATGTCCAGAATTTCTATCATAGTTTCTTAATCCCGTTAATGACATTTTAGGAATCTTAACTTCCTTACCACCGTTATAAATTACTTGTCCTGCATTTTCTTCCATCCATGATGTTTGTGCAGTTTGTACCATTGCCTTGTCTAAATTTGTTTGAAATAATGTTGAATATGCTAATGTATTAGCCATAAATATACACTTCCTTCTTTATAAAATATTGTAAGCTTTTTATTCTTTACCCCCTATAAGTCAACCTTTTAAAAAAGGGCATAATAAAACAACCTATAATAGCTCAATTAATCATTTCCTATACACTACTAAGGTTGTTATTTAATTCCTAATACTTTTTTCAATTGTTCTTCTGCTGTATTTATAGATCCTCCTCCACTAGTTGGTGGAATATATTCATTATTATTTAATATCTCATTAGTTTTTAAGTTAATTGAATTTTGAAGAATATTATTAATTCTCTCTACATTAGAATTAAATATCTCCTCATCTTCATTGAATACAAAATCAACCAACTCAGCATTTAAGCCTTTTTCTGCTAAAAATTTAGTATATTTACCTTTTAATTCAGATATTGTTTTTTTCTTTTCTAATGCTTCAAATTTAGCTTGCAATTCTTTTAACTGTATTGCCTCTTCACTTAATCCTTCATTAGATTTTTTCTTTAGTTCTTCATCTATTAGCTTTTGTAAGTTGTTACTTTTAAAAGTTTCAATTCCCTTACTAACAGCTCTGTCTTTTTCACTAGTGTAATAGCCTTTAATTTCTTTATTATCGGTTATAACCTTTTTAAAATCTTCTAATGTAATTTTCTCTACATCAAAAGGCTTAATTAAACCTTTTATTTCTTCTTGCTCCTTTAGAGTATCTAACACGTCTGCTTCATCCTCTAAGCTTTCAATTAATTTTAATAATTCTATTTTTTTCATTTATAAACTCCTTTCGCCTTTAGAGTCCTCTTCCCCTAAAGTCTATATATTATTATCTTTTTTCCATTCTTCATATTTTTTATATGAAATATGGTCTTTAGTTTCATTATCCATACGCTTTTTAGGTCTCCACTTCGTCGATGGTATTGAAATTAAACAACTTCTACAACAAACATGTGTCCCCGTAGGTGGAATAGGCTTATTTTTATCATCAATAGAATAAACATTTCCATCTAACCGCCTACAAATTTCACTTGTTTTTTGGTCAAGGGTAGCCATAAATAACTGATATCCAATATCATAATCCTTAGCCCATTGTTCATTAACTTCACTTTGAACTCTTGCTGTCTCATTGTTTATTAACCTCTTACTATTAAAGGAATTTTGATTAAATCTATCTTTTACTATTTTAGAAATTTCATTTATAGAAGTTTTTCCTTCCAGAAACTCTTTAATTTCCTTTCTTAGTAACTTAGATAAATCATTTTTATTTCTCCACAATCTATCAGAATAATTCTTACCCTCTACAGTATCTTTAATAATCCTATCTAGTGCCTTTGAATCAATCTTTTTAAGAGTGAAATCAATTCCTAATGCAAGATTAAAACAATTCATATAAAACTTATCTTCAGCTATTTTCTTCAATAAACTATCCATTTCTTGCTTTTCTATCTTATTTTGTTCTTTAAAACTCTCATTTATTTCATTACCTAACTTTTCATTTAATATCTTCTTCTCTTCATTAGACAAATTCATAAATTCATTAGTAACTTTATATTCCAATATAATACTGGCTATACTTTGCAATAACTTGTCCCTTTGTTCTTTATGTAAAGCAAATAGCTTTTTAATCTCTTTGTCTGATAAGTTAAAAAGTATTTCATTTATTTTTATAGTATTATCAATAAATTCAACCTGATACTTATTCAGCTTCATCTATTACACCTTCTTCTTTATCTAAATCAACAAAACCTTCCATAGATTTTTTATTTTCTTCATCTATTTTTAACTGTTCTGAAACTGGGTTGCTTACTGACGCTAACCAACTTCTCTTAGTTTCATTAGATACCACATCATGAGGTATTTTAGCTATTCTATCAGCGATTCGGTCTTCGTCAATTGGAACATTTGGTGTAAACTTAATCTCAATTAAATTAACATCATATTTCTTACCTTGTGTCATAGCTAAGTAATTGAACATACATTGTAATCTTATTCTTAAAATATTTTCAAATGCTTTTGCATTATTGCTACATTTACTTTCTAAACTCTGTAATCTACTTCTTAATGCAACACCAGATAAATTACTTTGAAGCTTTTCATTGGAGTCTATGTGCGATGTTAATACATACATTAAATCCTTAATATCATTTCGGGTATTTCTTATAAATGAATCATTTATATTCTTAATTAACCACTCTGCATCAGGTTTACTTTCTCCCTCTCCATTTAGATACATTATTATATTATTCCTTAGGATAGGCTCTTTTTTCTTCCCTGTAGGATTACCTTTTTCATCCAACTCATCCTCTAAAGCAATATTAAATACTTTTAAAATAGCATTTCTTATATCAGAAACTTCACTTGCAGAATCACCTAAATTAGTTTCAAAGGCATCTTGAAGAGTTTTTATAGTTCTATAGATTGTTTTATCTCCTTCTATATATCCTCTACCATCATTATAAGAATTACCGCCAATCATACCAATTCCAACAGGAACTATTCCAAAGAAATGTAGTGTAGGCTTCGATATCTCTTTAAAACCAGAATCAAAATGATATATGTTGCTATTAGTATACACATCTATGTATTCTTTAGTATCGAATTTTTTCTTGTATATATGTAAGAAACAAACTGGATCATCATCTTCATCCAAGAACATAAAACCATTCAGAGGTGTTACTATTTTAGATTTAAACTTTCCATTTTTTCTATAGTTTATTTCATAGCATACACCATATTTAATTAACTCTATACCTAAATTAATATCGTAATCGGCTTTATATCCTGATAGTACATAATCAATATCGTTAATTACATCTCTGTTATTATCTTTAGATGTATATGTAATCTTATTCCCAAAAGAATAACTAGCCTCTTCATCTACCAATTTCTGCACAAAGTTTGTCCTTGGCTTTAAATTACTTCTACCAACCATTGGTTTAAAATTAGCTAAACTATCTGTATTTCCATAGTAATAGGCGTTTATTTTATCGTAATACTGTAACTTCTTAGAATACACATTGTAGCATAATCTAACTAAGCCAATTAAACTATTTTCATTCATTATTTTCTCTCCTTTCTTATGTATATAAATCTGTTATAGAACCTATTGTTAAAGTTCCATAACTTTTCTTTATTTTATCAAGTCTATTTACACACTCAGCAGTAATATCTATAGCATCATCATGCACAGTATATTTTTGCCCTTGGAACTCTAGTATCTGCTCTCTAAAGTCCTTATTATTGTCTACAAATATTACTTGTCCATTATTTACTGGGTCAATTATAGTACTTATTTTTTCATCCTTATTTTTACGTTGCATTTCATTAATCCACTCATAACGCTTATTTCTAAGTTTGGGACTCTCTGCAATTAATTCTTTTATTTTAATTACATCTGTTCCTTGGAAAGTATTCTTTTCTATGTAAATGTGCGTTATATCATCATAAGTCTCTAATATTTTAACTACTTCTTTACAGTATTGGTTAAATTCAAATTTATCTAATACAAGTTCTCTCATATATTTAAATCCATTAGATGCCGAACTTCCTACTACCATTGCAGTAAAGTCAGATTTCTTATTAGTTGTTGAAGCTGGATCTATACATAACATAGTTTTAATAAATTTATGATTTTCAATTTCTTCTTTAGTTTGAGTAACTATTGATTTAAACCACTTTTCACCTATAGATGTTGTATCATTCATTAGCTCACTCATAAAAGCCTGCCTATTTTCCCAATAAGGAATAGCTAAATCATCAAAACAGTTCCACTTCTCTTCCCAAAGAACCTTAAACTTCATTTCTTCCTTATTCTTTTCATAGAAGTTTTTAGCTGTTTGCTTAGGATTTTCATCTTTATCATTAAAATAAAGTCTCTTACACTCTAGCCATAAATCACTATAAAAAATATCTTCAACAGTTTGATTTGCTTCTAATATAATTGCTCTTTTTAGTAATGTATAATAATCATTGTTTCTACTAAGCCTGCTAATTAAACAATTAATATGTAAAGTTGTTCCAATGGAAATAATTTTAGTCGCAGATTTTATTTTCTTTCCATTTCTGTAAACTGCCTTATCTCCAACTTGTTCTATTTCTTTAGTCCATTTATTATAAACTTTCTCTCTAGCATCATCAGTTAAAATATTCTTCTCGTCCTGAAAGTCATCTGCTATAACCACAGTTGGTCTAACTCCTTTAAAGTTTGCACCTCTTACAGAAGTCCCTGAACCTACTGCTCTTATATACATTCCATTTGTAAACTCAATCTCATTAGAATTTACTGTATATCCTTTTTTCTGAATCAATTTACCAAAGTTATCTATAATAATCTTATTCTCAGTAAATACTTTCTTTATTGTATCTACAAATTGACTAGCATCATCATCTCTTTTAGCTCCTATTAAAGTAAACTTAGATTTCTTATATGCTACAAGCCACACAGAAACAGCTAAATCAAATATAGTTGTTTTTGCATATCCACGTGGACATATAATATTAACTTTATCTAACTCATCATTTATAAATACCTTATTAGCTAACTCCCACATTTCATAATGGCCTTTACTTAATTCTCTAGCTTCATTAGTATCTTTAACAACAAATATGTCTTGCAGGAAATATAAACAGAAAAATGATATATCTTTTTCTCCTAATGCTTTAGCTAGTACATCTAAATCCTTACTGTGTACTTTAAGTGTCTTTATTGCAATATCACTATTATAATGCTTAGTCAAATACTTATTTAAAAGATAAACTTTGAATTGTAAATCATTAAATTCTTTGTTGTCATAGTAAATTATTTTTATCACCTCCTATTTTTGTGCATAAAAAAAGAACTAGATAACACTAGTTCTCTAAATAAAATATTTACTAATCCTCTAAAGGAAATTCTTCTAAATTGTCATTCCTAATATAAAAAACTATATCTTTAGCTAATTTATTTTTAATTGCCATTAATAATTCAATACTTCCTTTATCTTGATTATCTCCAATATATATGCTGTCAATACATTGATTAAAATCCTTAATAGTAAAAAAACTCTTTCCATTAGCATCCCAATCAAAAACTAAATATCTAAATTCATTTTCAGGACTCCAATCATCTGATTTACATCCAAATAACCATTCTAATGTAGAATAATAAACTGTTATTGCATCATTTCCTCTACTCAAATAGTATTTTTTCATTTTATTGATTTCTTCTTGATTTATATACTTTATTTTTAATTTAGATATATGTATTTGGGATTTTATTGCATCATTTTTAATATCATATCCTTCATTAAATAACAATTCATCTAATTTCTTTTTATTTATCTTTAAACAAACTCCTCTTCCTCCATTAGCATAATGCCCCCACATAGATACTTTATTTCGTATATTTTCATCTTTCTCCAATACATTAAAACATCCTAGAAAAGTCCCATTTCTCATTTTATTTTCTATTTCTTCTATATTATCTAATCTTTCCCCATCAACAAATGTTCGTTTATAATTTGGTATAGATTCATTTATATCATTCATTGTTGATACATTACTTAATCTAAATGTATTAGTAAGAAGAATTTTCATTAAACTATCAACACTTGTAAAGTGATAAATATGATCATAAGAATATCTATCACTAAACCATCTATCTTTAAATTTTTTATTACATTCAGTCATATTTGCTCCTTATTATAATGTTAATATTTTTATTATAGTATACATTATATATTTTAATATTCCAAATTTACACACTAATTCTTAGTCCTCTAATTGATTTACATATTTATAAAATGTACTTCTTCCTATACCTAGCATCTTAGCAAAATTAGTAGCCGACATTTTACCATATTCACCACTTTTAAATTTCTTATATTCTTTAATAAATTCTTCTGGTACTTCTGCTGTAGGTCTTCCAATAGCTTTTCCAGTTTTACTAGATACCTTTTTCCCTTCTATAACCGGCATAGCTTCTATACCTTGATTAATTCTAGCAACTGTTTTTTCTCTTTCTTGTTGTGCCATATGAGCCTTGATAGTAATTACAATATCTATAACCATATCATAAATACTATTATCATTAGCCTTATTCCAATCTGACATATAAGGCATATCTAATGCAACTACTTTAACACCTTGTAATTTAAGTTGCTTTAACTCCATTATTACATCATCTGCATTTCTTCCTAATCTATCTAAATCAGTAATTACTAAAATATCGCCTTTTCTAAGCTTTTCTTTTAACTTAGAATATTCTGGTCTATTATCAGCTTTTATTGTCCCTGAAATTCTTTCTTCAATTATTTCATCAAATTCAAAATTATTGTCTATTGAATATTTTTTTAAAGTATCTTTTTGTCTGTCTGTTGTTTGTGAAGCTTTTTGTGTTGAAATTCTCATGTATCCAAATATCATTATTAATACCTCTCAGTTATAAAAATATTAGAAAGTTTTATGTAGGTTATCGCCACCAATCCAGCAATTCAAATTTTAGAACCTACCCCTATCTCTTAATATCATTATAAACTAAGATTTAATATATGTCTATAAAAACTATATTTTATTTCATAGACAAATTTAGACCTATAAATAAACCATCTAATCTACTTATAAGCCTTATTTATTTACGAAATAACTGTTTATTAAACCAATTGTTTTTATAGACAATATTATTGTAGCATTTGATCCAACTCAATAACATTATCTTCTTTTACTACATCATTAATTAAATCATCAATATCAATGTTGTCATCTTCCTTCTTATCTTCTATAGTCTGTTCTATCTTGGTTGTTGTATTTCCTAATATTCTATTGATAAGATACTCATTAGCATCTAATCTAGTTTTAGCACTTTCATTCTTATCATTTGCTATCTCTATGATATTATTAATTGCTACACCTAATTTAGATGTTAATAAATTATGAGCCTCTTGTATAATGCCAGTTTCAAAGGCAAGTGAACGCTTCTTCCATTCCGCCTTAAACTCCTCATTCAATTTCCACTTATAAATTACCCTCTCAGTACATCCGATTTTCTTAGCTATTTCCTTATTTGTCATAGTTCCAATAACTAAATTTTCAATACATTCTATCTGCTGATTAGTCAACATTTTATCACCTCCTACTATTCATAAATTCATATTAATTATATTATTTTACTACTATATCCTACTTCAACTAAAATTCTATTATCTATATCAATAAATTCCATTAAATAAATCTACATTTTCTTCTATAAATTTTAAATTCTCCAATAGTGCTTTAAACTCATCAGTATCTATATATTTTTTTATAACATCATCTTTTTCATCTATATCCGTTATTTCTGTTTCACTTTTTTCACTTTTATTTTTTATTATATTAGCTAAATCCTTATTGGCCTTCTCTAACATCTCTATTTTATATAAAAGTTCAGAGTTTTCTCTTCTTAGTTCTTCTAATTCTGTTTTTTCATCTGGAGTTTCAACCTCTAAACTCCCATAACAATTGATTATTAATTTATACTTGTCACAATCTTCTATTACTAACTCTTCATATTCTCCATCATAATCTTTTACTTCTACTTCTGTATATTCGCTATTAAGATCCCATTAAAAATCCTTATACATTACTAAATTCTCGTCAAATCCTACCACTAAATCTTTATCTGATACTGTATTTTCTATTAAAAATCTACATACTTTTTCTAAATTATTATTCATCTTCATCAATTCCCTTCTATCTTTTAATTCCTATTTTCTTAGCTAATTTAGCTTTTTTTCTTTCTTTTAACGCTTGCTCTAATGCACCTGCAAATGTTCCTATCAATACACCTGCACCACCCCAAATCGTTATAAATCCAACAACTTTATAAATATTTTCCATTCTAGTCACTTCTCCTTTATTTTTTTATTCCCATTCTGCATTTCCCATGAGGGCTTATGACCTCTAATAGCTGCATTAAGAAAAAGCACCGCCATTTTTGACGATGCTATAATAATGATAATTTTATTAAATCCTTCCTTCTACTTTAACAGGAGTGTGCCTTAAAAGACACATTCTAACACGTAGCTATAAAAATTAAAGGAATAGAAAGGAGTGTTAAATGTGACAAGAATTAGCTACGTATTAGAATCTACCTTTTTTAGGAGTAGGAGGCTAAAAATAGCCCCCTTTTGAATAAACTAGCAAGAGTTATATTAAACTCTAACCAGCATAGTAAAATTAGAAGTCCGCCTTTTTATATTGCGTTGTTATCGGTAACGCTTAAAGATTAAACTCTTACGAGCAGATACTTTGTACCTTTAATCTCAGCAAGTTTTTTTAATTCTGGAGGAATCGGCAAGGAATGCCCTAGACTTGCAACTAGTTAATAATGTTTAAAAATTTACAAACTATACAACTTCGAGTTATGCAACGACCTGCAACACTTTCTTTGTGTAACATAGTTACTTCTACTTTTAGAACACTGCTGCAATAGAGGAATAATGCCTCAATTCTATTCTAATTAGAACACCATTCAAGCATCACATCTCATAGCAGAAAAGGTAGTGTAGCGTTTTTAGCGAAACTACCTGTCTAAATGCAAAAAAGAACAGTATTTCTACTGCTCTTAATTAAACATCTTATGCTAATTTTTTATGATAAAACTCTATAGTAATCTTATCATCAAATTCATTTTTATATACAACAGCTAAATCAGAATTACATACTTCACATACTTTTTTACAATTGTTTATATGTTTATTAGCATCAAATTCTAATTTATTAAGAACAACTTCACCAACACCTTTTACAAACCCATTAATTTCTAATTGATCTGCCGTTATATTTTTAAAGTCAACATTTAAAAACTTGTCTCCAGTAAATAATATGCTTCTAATCACAAAACCACCTCCTTAGATACACATTTCTACACAATTATGTAAATTCCTCCTAAAAAGGTAAATTAAATTGTTCTAAATCAATTTTCATATCTTTCCAACTCTTACCTGATGGTAGATAAGCATATCCAACTGCCATTTCTTTAAGCTGCTTTCCTAAAGATATATTAGTGCCAGTCACTTTACTCAACTTCTTCCAAAGATCCTTTTGTTTAATTTCATCTAAAACAGAGCCATTTTCAGTTACATATTGCTTTACAAACTCTCTATATTTATCATTTAATTCTTGTTTAGCCCCACTTAATATTTCATCCATTTCCTTCACTAGCTCCCTTAATCTTTCTACATTAATTTCCATTCTTAACACATCACCTTTCTTAATTTATTTAGAAGCTTGTACACTTCCATGGTAGAGAAGGTAGGACAACATTTTAGTTGGACTACCTTTTTATCTCTTCACCTTCTAATGCAATAACTCTATTAATCCCTTTATTAGCATCAAAAATAATCTTATATAAGAGCCCACATTCAGGACAGCATATAACACCACTATTTAATAAAACAACTTTAACATTACAATATTTGCAATTATAATCATCCTTACTCATCATTCTCACTCCTTTTTTGTGAAGGAAACAACTCTAAACGCACCCTAGGTTTGCCAAGCCTTTACTTCATTCGTCCTTACGTCCTCATTTCATAAATTCTTGTCACCGGTCACCGCCCTAACCTTTGCTCGGATTTTATCCTTCACAATATGTACTACAATAAAAAAAGAAGTTAGATTTTTACTCCAACCTCTTGTATTTCATCTCTAGTTATGTTATAATTAAATTATATAATTTAAAAACACCTTCAAAAGTCTGTTAAGCCTTGATTTTACTAGGCTGAGAGGCATTTTGTTGTGTGCAAATGTACCTTTTTTGTAGAAAATCCTGTTCTCTTATCACTTTAATAAGAAAGCAGAAAAAACTACATAAACGGGACATTTTCAAAGCTAAAAATCACCTTCAAACCCAGTGATATCAACAGTTTCCGAGTTTTAAAAGCACCCTTAGTATACTGTAAAATATAAAGTTTTACCCATCTTAGGAATTGACTTAATCTTAATTCTATTTTCCTTCATGAAGTTAATAAACTCCTCAGACTCTATTATCTTTTTCCAAGACTTTCTACCATAGTCTAAATTGTCTCTTACCTCATTTATCGGAATTCTTACTCTATCCCATTCATTAGTTAGCCATTTGCAAACTTTGTCAATTTTATTCATCTTCGCACTCATCCTTTTACTGTCTTTTTTAATTTCTTGACCTTGTTTAAATATGTAAGTTTCTCTTGAACTTTTCTTAACAATATAACCCTTAGCTTGTAAGTCTCTCTTTAATGTAGTCCAAGTAACTTTCCTATCTTTTAGGCTTCTAACACCATATATGAATTTAAGTTCTTCTTTTATTTCTGTAGTTAATTTAATTCCTAAGTATTTCTCATCAATGTCACGCATTTCATAATCATGCACTCTTACATATCCATAAATAGAACCCCCTAGATAAATCTCCCAAGGAATAATTTCACCAAATTGACCTCTTTCCAATGCTATTCCTTCTTCGTTGTATTGTCTGTATAAGCAATATAAAGCAATTATATCATGTCTTAATCTGTATCTTGCTTGTTCTTGCTCCTCAAGGTCTGTTGTATCTATAAATGCAATTTGAAATCTTTTGTCTTTTAGATTCCACCCTGTTTCATAAGCACCATTTACAATTAAAACTTCTAAATCATCTGGTACTATCCCTTCTTCTACAAGTTTATCTCTTATTTGTTTTTTATAACCTCGCATAGTAGGGACTTTTGCAATTTTAACTTCTCCAGTTTCTTCATCAACATACTCTTCCATTCCATCTGCTCTGTTCGTACTGCATATCCATTCTGCTTTTAATCCAACTGCCTCAAAATACTTCTTATATTTTTCACTTTGATCTATTGTTTTAGTGTATACAAAAATTTTATAACCTTTTTCTTTGATAACGCTAGTCCAATCAAAAGATTTAATTCTAGAAAACATGCAATTTACATAAGCAGGTTCATAGTTATATGTAAATAATTTACTTCTTTCATTATCTCTAAAAATAGGTTTTAGCTTAACAAAATACCCAAATTGTGATTGAAATTCGTAAATTGAGTTCATTGTTCCTGTCATACCTATGAAAAGTGTTTTATTGCATATCTCTTCTAAATTTTTTATTGCTGAAGAATATACACCTTCTTTAAGTACTTTCTTTCCTTCTGCATTCATTTCTGTGTTATGCTTTTTACAATACTTAAATAAGTTGTGTATTTCATCGGCTATTATAATGTTAAAATTATTTAAAATAGATTCTTTGGTGTTTTTAATAAACCATCCAAAACTTGCATAGGTCATTATTTTTATTGTTCCATTATCTTCACTAGCTAGTTTCTTTAGGCTATTAAAATCTTTAGCTTCTACTATAGATCCTTTTCCAAATACTTTTGCAATGTCTCTATTTTCATTAGCTACTGAATCCTTTAACATACTTGTATCACAAAGATAAAGTATTTTACCTAATCTATTGCAGTAATTATACATTTTATTTTCTTCTACACCTTTTATATATTTTGTGGTGTTGTTTAAAAATTCGTTGAATATATATGTAGTCTTACCACATGCAGGAGGTGCATTTAGTATATTTAGCACACCTTTCTCAAACTCTTTTTCAAATTTAATCATTGCATCTGTTAATCTTAATTTTTCTCTTGTCATATTTGTCATTATCTCCTTTATTATCTTGCTTTATTTTTAATCTCATTTGCAATTCTTAAAGCTTCTTGAAGTTTTTCAGTATTCTCAAAACTATACACTTTTTCACCTTCAAAAAATTTACTATCAAAAACCATATAGTCTTGACCACAAATCCACTTTAAAACTCTTGCAAAATTAATATCTTTTACTACATAATATTTTTTATTTGAATTATTCATTTAGATCTCTCCTATTCTTTCTATACCTATTCTCTAAGCCTACTGACTCATATTAGAAAGCATAGCTTAAGGGCGTTTAGCCCTGCTATGCTACCTTCATCTTAATGTATTTATTATTTGTTATATACTTCCAATCGTATACTTTTAATACTTGTCCATCTGCTATATCTAAGCCTCTAGCAAATATAAATCCAACCTTTTTATTGCCATCAACATAAACATTGTAATTGGTATATTTACCTTCTTGCTCTTGCTTTATTAATATTTCATCTCCTACTTTTATTGAACCTTCATAACCTGTTAAAGCACCAACATTGAACTCTAATGTAGGAATTTTTTTAATATTATCTTCTTTTTGCATTTGAAGTAGATTATCTTTAGCTAAATTAGCACTTATATTCTTGTAATTTTTAAATAACCAATCAAACTCACCATTTTCATCTAATACATACTCATCGGTTTTAACACCTTCAAATGTTTTAGCTAAATGATAATAGAAATACTTAACTATAAACTCTGTAGTAACCCCTCTCTTAATTCCTTTTTTAGTCATTCTTTGATTAGCATTTAAAAAGGCATAACAAATTTGACTAGGTGTAAAATCCAACTCTTCTACAGCCTCTAATATTTCTAAAGTTATCTTAGCTGCTTCTTCTTCATTGTCACTTTTTGAAGCTTTTACATATTCTAAATGTCTTTTATAAATCTTATCTACCTCTATAACTGCTTCCTCACATTCTTCAACACCCATAACTTCTTTGAAAACTGTTAGACTGTCATTACCTTCTTTTATTAATTCTGCTAAACCTTTTATTAGATTATGGTAAATTTCATTTGATGTAATATCTAAGGCACTATTAGTAAGGGAACATCTATCCCAATCTATTTCTTCATTATCTTTCTTGAACTTTGCATGATACATAAAGCGTGGATAATTTTCTTTTTTATATTTTATTATTCTGTACATATCTTCTTGGGTAGGAACTACGCAGGTTTTGCTAGCATCTATAGCCACTTGTGACCACATTAGAGCCTCCAACATATCTCTTTCATACTTTTTAAACCCTTGCTTTATATAATCTCTTTGTTTTTCTGCTGGTAATTCTGATAGTTCTATAGCACCCATCTTTATGAGAGTACCTAATGCTTTAGTTCTTATTTCAAGATGTTTATTTTTTAGTTGATTTGTATATAGTTCTTTGTTTGATTCATATCTTTTTAATGTAGTGTAATCTTCATCTTCTTCATAGTTGCCTTGTTTCAATCTCTTTACTTCATCTTCCCATTTCTTCTTCTGTTGCTCTAATTTTGTTATTTCTTCTTTGTATTTAGGATTCACTTCCATATACTTGTTCTTTATCTCTTTTACAGTATAATGTTCGCCATTGAATATGTAGCCTTGTTCTTGTGCTTTATTACTTAACTTTGTAGTTATATTTGATACTGCTCCTATTAAATTTCCACTAGCTTTAAGTACACATGTATATTCTTCTTCTGGTATCCATAGACATTCATAAGTATCTCCATCATTTACAAAGTTGAAATGTAAATCTGGCTCAATTACTGCATTATAAATTGCTTCATCATACCAAATTGCATGGGCATCTCCATCTTTGTCACTACCACTGGAAATAAATGACATGTTATCTACTGTATTAAACATTATTATTTCATTAGTTAAATCGCCAAAATACTTATCAAGCACTTCATTTTCAACCAATTTTATTCTATGTACCTCACCTGCTATTGCTAGTGGATTTCTAGTCATAACAACATTTCCACTTTCTTTTGGCACATAAAATTCACCTTCTTTTAATTCTCTACTGCTTTCTAAGTCTCTTGTAACTATCCATCTTAAAAAGCAAATTGGATCATCTATTGCATATTTAAAGTTACCTTTCACATAAGGCTTAGTTATTACCTCATGGCAACTCTTTAATATATTTCTCTTTATTAAACTTCTAATAGTCTTAGACTTTACAAAATTGCTATTTACTTGTAACATTCTATGAGCCTTTGTAGAAGCTGTAACTTCATTTATGATATTACCATCTTCATCTTGCTTAATATCTGAAGCTATATCCCCCAACCATAGTTTTATATAATTTACATCTAGGCTTATAATTTTCTTTAAATACTTTATGCTATTGTTTTGAATTTCTCTTAATTCTTGAGTTGTTAATGCTAAGTTGTTTAAAATTTGATAGCTAATTTTAATGTATTCTTTTAAACTTTCTTTATTTACTTTAGTTACATATAAATTGTTTAGAATACCTTTATATTTCTCATATTCACCTTCTATAACCTCTTTAACTGCATCATTTATATTTCTATCATCTGAAAGATTATCTTTACTAGCGTCCCAAATTTTAGCCCATTTAGCCATATTGGTTGTTGTAATTAGATCTACTTTAGATAAATCAATCCAACAATCGTAAATATCTTTTGCATAGAACTTCCCATTCTCTTTCTTAAAGTATTCTGTGTATTTTTTATCTTCTTTGTAGTTATCTTCAAAGAATTTTATAAAATCACACTTTACAACTAACCCTTTAACTGCTAATGGGAAATTTCTTATAATAGCAAAATCTATATTATGTTCTGATTTAATATCTTCTTGAATTTTCTTAGCCATTTTAGGACTCATAAGACCACAACCATCAAATGCTTCAAAACTTTTCTTTTCATTTAGTTGTTCTTTTAATTCACCTGTCTCTTTATCTATAGTTATGTAGTTAGAAATGTGTTCGTAAGATTGGCTAGGTAGAATTAGTAAATATGGATTGTAGTTTATTCTGTAACTACCACTTAGAGTTAAGCTTTCTCTTGAAATTACATCTTTATTTATACATATTTTATCTTTTTCTTGTAATCTCTTAACCCTTCCAAGACTTATTATATCTCTATATACTTCTTTGAACTTATCGTAGTCCTCTCTTATAAATAGGTATTCACATTTTCTTCTATTGCTAGACTTCTTCATCATACTAGGACTCGTTAAAAATGGTATATATCTCTTTCCTTTTATCTCTATACCTTCCATTAACTCATCTAATGCTTTAGAAGAAACTTCTTCCTCTTTATTTTTATCTGGTAATATGTACTTGATTATTATATCTTGATTCTTTTTATCTAACTCTTTACCTTCATAACACTCTAACAATTCCCACATAAAGCTTTCTGTTAATTTAATTGTTTCCACCTTTGTTTTATTCTTTAAATATGTAACGTTGTATAATTTTTGTTTCTTCATCATAAATTCCTCCTTTTGAATAACCTTTGAATATCAGTTAAATTTATTTATTGCTTATATCAGTTAAGTCTTTACGTAGTTCCCCTGAATCCTCAAAGATGAACACTAAAAATTTCTTATCCTTTCTATTATCTTCTGTTCTAATTAATTTGTGACCTTTTCCAATTAATAAAGTAGCCACTCTCTTGCTGAATATTTTTATTTCTGTCATCTTAACACGTCCTTTCTTTTGAATTTAATTGAAGTTATTACACTTCCATGTTAGAAAACTTAGCGAAACCGTTAGTGGAGCTAAGTTTATTACATTTAAACCCTTTATAATTTCTTTATTTTTCTAAGAAGCTTCGTCTAATACAATCTCTTTACTATAAATTTTTTCTCCAACTTTCTTCATATATATTTTTTTAATTTCTCTTATTTCAGCTACTTCTGTATTTTTTAATTTTTTATCTATTAATTCTTCAATTTTATATATAGGTGTTGCAGATCCAATTCTAAATGTAATAGCTTCAACTTCCATCAGCTTAAGTTTTTCTTCCTTTTTAACTATATACCTTGATTTTGCACCAATAAATTTATACAAACTGGAATTTCTAGTTCCAAAGCTTATTTTTATAGATTTATCTTCATATTTATCTTTTAACTTTCTTTGAATATCATTTAAACTCCTTATGGTATCAATAACTAATAAATAGAAATCCTCATAATCTTTACATTCTTTAACTTTCTTATATACTTCAGAGTATTTGTATGAATACGCACAATCATGTCCACTTTTAACTCTAAAAAATTGTAAATACATTAAAAATATAATACTTGCATCAGCCTCATAATTATTTATTTTACACAAATATCTAAATTTTTCCTTAACATACGCATGTAAAATCTCGTGTCTAATTGTATCTATAACTTCATTTTTTAAAAACTTAGTCCAATAGTTTTTTGCAAAATAATTATTTTTATAGTCATCTAACTGCTTGTCCAATATATAAATTTTATGTATTTCTTCAGTTTTTTCTGTTAAATCTTCAAATATATATCTTCCAGCAGTATTAGCACTTACATTTTCAAGTTCTGAAAGCAAATGGAACTCAACATTAAAAAATAATAAATCTCTTTTTCTATATCTATAAATTACTTTCCTAAACCATTCTAATTGTTCCGCCCCTAGCTTATTTACTAATTCCTCATTTGTAATTTTTATAATTTCTTCTTTTCTCATAAATTAGATCTCTCCCTTTCTCTATTTATATCCTATCCACAACTTTTAATTTTACAAAGCATTTTTGTAAAACTTTTTAATTCCTAATTTAGATATAATTATACAAATATAAAATATCAAAATCATAAACTAAAAAAATTTAAGGTATTTAATTATAATCTAGTTAATTAACTTCTGTAACTATTTTACAAGAAAATTTTTCACTTTTTAAGTTCATTTTTCCAATATAAAACTAAATTTAAAAAAGCTGACTAATTGTAACACCTTATATAATCAGCTTTTAATAAAAATATAACTACTTGCTGCTCTCCACTTACACTCATCTTTAACTTACTTTTTCTACTCTTAAATTTTCTCCAGTGAAACTATAAATAATACTCATCCAGCTGTTATTGTAATTATTAGCAAAACTAGCATTAAATATTGTTTTATTGTTATTAAGAAACATGCCCCATAGCAATTCTTCATAATCTTCTCTTTCCGCATCTATAAATAAAATATTTTCTTCCGCAATCTCTTCTTCTTCACTTCTAGTTATGTTATCTTTTACTATAATTAGATCAGATGGACTTTCTATTAATTCATTTATATAGCATATAACATCCAACTCAAACATATCGTGTCTTTCCTCCAATGTTGCTCTTGCCATTTTTTCTTCTACAAAATTAATTAAATTACACATATTCCTATCCCCTTTTCTTTTTTCATTTTATTATCTTTTTGTTTTTATTTACCTTATAATTTAATTATATACGTTTTTCGGATATTGTCAACTATATTCGTATAATATTTTTATTTTTTAGTTTTCTTTTTTACGTTTTTAGTATATAATTTAAGCGAGGTGATAATTATGATCAAAATGAAATTACATATAAAACTTGCAGAATTTCGTATGACTCAAAAAGAACTATCAGAAAAAACTGGAATAAGACAACCAACTATCTCCGCATATTGTAATGATAGTAATAAACATATAGTTAAAGAACATTTAGATATTTTCTGCGAGTTATTTAATTGTAATGTAGAAGATTTAATTGAATATAACAAAAAGGATGGCCAATAAATAACCATCCTTGTACACTTTACCAATATATAACAAAATGAAATTTATCAGTTTCTTTTCCTACAAACATACAACTGACATGTTCATCAATCCCAGGTAGGCTAATAGTTAACTCTTTATATGCAGCTCCATACCTATATTTAATATCATTCGTTTTTTCAGTTTTTGGATCATAATTTAGAAACGGAAACAACTTCATTCTCTCCTTATTAATTAAAGGATTTTTTCCTGTTCCAGCACCAAGTTGCATTATATCAGCAAAATTTCTATTTTCTACATTAAACCATCCCAATATAAAAGCCCTTTTCCCTTTTTTATAATTTTTTATCTCATTAGTTAACCAATTAAAATCTTTCTGGAATGCTTCTTCCCATTTTAATTTATTAGATCTAAATTCACCTACATTATTACTTTTACTATTAAAGTTCCTTAGATACTTTACTTCAATAACAAAATCTTTTGATTCAATTACAATATCTTGTGATTTTCCTTGCATATTAAATGTCGCCATTTGTCTAAACGGATATCCTACACTTACAACTAAATCTGCTTCACTAATCTTTAGATCTGAAATATCTCTTAATTTTTCTTCACTACAATTTTTATATTTTTCATTAAATTCATCAATTATTAACAAACAATTAGATATTAAATACTTATCAATCACTATATTAAATCTCCTTTTTTTCTTATATTATGTCATAATTATACATAAAACCTTATATAAAGTAAATATATTTATTTATCTTTTATTTTCTTTTGTTTTCTCTATTTTACTCCTTCATTTTATTAATTTATATTGACTCTCTAAGGTGACATTTTCTCCCTTTAGCGAAAAGTATAAATACTCTTTACATCTATTATTAGTGTAATTTAACTCGAAATATTTCCGAGTTAGTCAATACCTAACAACGTGCTTGTCTCGTAAGCACTAGATAAGGTTATTTGCTCCATTTTTCTTGTCAATTCATTTTGTTAATTTATATGAACTCGGCACTGTTTTGGGGTTAAACTTCAGTTAACTGACCTTCATGGTGAATACCAGTTACCTATAGGTTTACCCATCATCGTTAACCTCAAAAGTAGGGATTTTCTCCACATCTAAGATGTGACTACACCAAATCGGGTGACGTCACGGTGAAGGTAACAAATATCTTCTCCAAGAAGAATACTGATAGTAAGATTTTTACTACCACTCTTACCTTAACTACGGACGGTGGGAAATTCCCCCTCTCATTAAAAAAGTAATGTAATGTTATTTAAGGACTTTACATGCAGAAAGAAATTTTCGCAGTCGTTACCAAAAGTCAACTGTCCAACTTCGGCACTCTAACTATTAGTTATTATGCTTATGGCTGTCCATTTTGAAACTATCGTTAAAGAATACGTATAAAGTGGGTATGCTCGTCCCCACGACGAATGTAATTCGTATCACCCGTGAACAACATATTAGAAAGCGTAAAAACTACACAAAAGATGAAATTAACATAAAATATTGGATTTTAATTTAAAATATGTTAATATTACCATTGATAATAATATAATTTAAAATCGAGGAAGAAAATAAAATGAAGCTTTATGAAGTAAAGAAATTAACTTTAAAAGAACTGCAGAATATCTATTGTAATTATTTAACAACTCAAAATCTATCATTAAACACAATAAAAACATCTTGTAATGATGCATTTTACCTTTATAAAAAAGATAATACTATAGATTTTGGGGAATTATTAATGAGTCCTAATTTTGAAGAGATTGCATACGATCATTTAAATTTAACACTTAACAAATATTCTAATGGAAATATAAATTAAAATATTCATGGATATATGTTTCATCTACGAAAATTTAGAAAATTTATAATTTCAGAGTTAAATGATTATATGGTGACAACGAAAGTAATTTCTCACTCAAAACCATTGTCACAAATAAATTCTATAGATATTCCTAAACCATCTTGTGAAGAATTAGAAAAATATTTAAACTTGTGGAATACACTTGAAAATTATAATTTACAAGAAATTGCTTTAAATAGACTATTTCTTGAATTAGCTCCTACAAATACAAATATTTCAGATATATTACTTAAAACTGCAACATTGAATGACTTCTATAGTACAAATATTTTTTCAATTTTTCCAGTAGCTCAACATATTTTGTCTCTTAATATTGATAATAGGTTAATAAATGGAGATATAAGTCTTGTAGATGACATAAAAACCGTTTATATAAAAGATAAGAAAAAAGAGTTTTATTCCTTTGCAACAAAATATTGCAGTCATCATAATGCTGAAGAATTTCCTATATACGACAGTTATGTTCATAAGGTACTTTGTCATTTTCGTAATATAGATAGATTTTCTTATTTTAATAACAATGATTTGAAATGCTATGAAAAGTTTAAAAATATTCTTTATGATTTCCAAAGCTTTTATGGATTGGATAGTTATACATTAAAGGAACTTGATAGATATTTGTGGCAACTTGGAAAAGAATATTTTAAAAAGAAATAAAACCAAGAAAAAATATTAATTTATTTAATAATTATTATATTAAAATGAAATTCAAATAATAAGTTAAAAGGAGAGAATATAATGAATTATATATGGACAATTCAAAAAAAATCGGTAGTTGATATTATTAATAGTAAAGGGGTGTATTATCCAGATTTTTATTATAAAAAAAGCAGATGTAATGAAGCCTATCAGTTTGTATTAGATAATTTCAATAGAATAAATAATTGTAATTATAAAGGTTTGGTATTTGGTTTTGCAAAAAGAGGAAAAGAACAATATTTTCAAAGTATAGATGAGCTTTATAAATATTTTATTGAAAATCCTCTTGTTACTGATGCATTTAATTTATGGAACGAGGAATATGTTATATTACAATTACAATATAATAATAACTTTAATATGCTTCCAGTTGATTTTAATGATTTTATACAAATAATGCCTCCAATTTTGGATAGAATTGCATATGATACTATTTGTTCGATGATAAGTCAAGGAGTTCATATAGGTGGATATACGCTACCGAGTTTTACACAAATTCATGTTCCGTTTATAAAAAAAGAAAATATAGTAAAAGTATATGGTAATTTTAATAAGATTAATAGTGATAATACAGGGGTTATAAATACATTTTCATTATAGCAATATACAAAATTATTAGTTTATATTTATTATATAGTTATATAGTGTAATAGTTTTATTAGAAAACATAATAAAATATCGAACTTATCAAAAGTAGGATTAATTAATCCTACTTTTATTTATCCCATCCAAGCAATTTATACTCTATATCTTCATAGCTCATATATGAGCTATTTTCACTTCTATCTCTTTCTTCAAAATTATTAAACTTTTCTGCATTTAAAAAGTTTTCCAATTGTTGTTTTTCAACTTCTTTCCATTCTTCCAATTGCTTTTGATATAATTTTTGTCCTTCTCTATAAGCTTGTATCCTTTCTAATTTCTCTTTATCAACTGTTAAAAGATATAACTGTTGTTTAAATTCTCTTATTACCATTGCAAAGGTATATTCTTTTTCACTTTTATCTCTTTTATACATAGTTCTTTTTATTGCCTGTTGAACTACTACAAATCCATGATATACTACATTATTTTTTATCCATTCTTTATTTTCTTCGGTTATATATTGTGCAAATCCAGTTTTCTTACTATAATCCCAAATATATTGCAATTCATCCTTAATATGTCTTTTATTTAAATTTTCAAGTTCTTCCTTTAAATTCATTATTCTCACTTTATCCTTTATCTAATTTACTTATTATCTTATATTTTATCTAATAAAAACTTTTAAGTAAATACTTGCACTTTAGTAGCATAGCGTTATAATCGACTGGCACGTGGACACGTTGTGAGTGAATATAGTTTGCCCTAAGAAAATTCTACCTTAGGACTCTATAATCGACTGTATACGCATTGTATCGCTCGTTTAACACTCTACTTGTAATTAATAGCTAAATACCCAACTGTTACCCGAATATTCTCTTTATCGCTATTAAATCCCCCACTCTCGTGGCAGTTCCCTAACACCCATATAATTTATTTAACGGTCATATGTACCCGTTTAAGGAGTATATCTTATAAGTAGAGTAATTAGATATAACCCGAACGACTTTCTGCATCAGCTCGTCCACACTTACCATTATTTTTATAGTTACATGGTGCATAATAACTAACCTATACCAAATTTAGGCAATAGGAAACTAAGCCTTGCATATCCTCTCTTTTTTTGATACAATTTAATTACGGTTTTAGTATCTCCAAGAGGGATATACAAAGTTAATTTAGCAATATTTAATTGTTGCATTTGGAGCTATTGGCGTAGCTCCTTTTATTTTTATCTATTTTTTCATATTTTCTAAAGGACTAAATCTTTGATAAGACTTTCTTATATCCTCTGTAGTTATATCTAAATATGCTTTTTCAGTTACCGTTACTGAAGAATGTCCTAGTATTTTACTGAGCATAAATATATCTCCGCCATTAAGTAAAAATCTTCTTCCAAAATTATTTCTTAAAGTGTGAGGTGTAATATTTTTAGTTATTTTAGCCCTCTTTAAATATCCCCTAAAGTTTCTTTCAAAATTAGAAGGTGTAACTAATCCATTAGTTCTTTGCGTAGGAAACAAGAGATCATTAGGTTGTATAGAATCTTTATACCTTATCCACCTATTCAATAAAACGCTCATGTGATTACTATAAAATACATATCTATCTTTTTTACCTTTAGTTACTTCTGCACTTAAAAAGACAGTTTTTCTAACAATATCAATATCATATATAGTTAAACTAAGGCATTCACTTAATCTCATTCCTGTATCCATAATTAACTGAATTATTATATAATCTCGGTATTCATTGAATTTAGTTAAATCTATAGCTTTTATTATTTTCTTATACTCATCATCAGTAATTTGATCTTTTATTTTTCTTTTTTCTTTAATAAACTTCACATCGGCAACTGTATTATATTTAATTAGAGAATTTTCTTCACACCAATTAAAAAATACCTTTATATTTCTCAAATAATTATTTAATGTTGCTACAGATATTTCTTTACCTATATCCTTTCTATTGTTTTGGTATGTTATATTCAATGTCTTCTCATCAGCAACATATGAATATTTACCCCTATCTTTTGTGAATGCTATATACTCTTCTACAATTTCTTTATTAACATCAGTTATACTCATAATATCTTTTTCCTCTTCAAGATATTTTGCAAATAATGTTAATGTTTGATAATAACTTTTTATTGTTTTTACAGATAAATCTTTATAAGTACAATAGTCAATAAAATCTTGTATATAATAACCAAATTCTTTTTTCTTTTTAATTCTAGGCATAAAAAAATACCTCCTATCTATCAAGTTTTTTTAAACCCAATAAACAGAAGGTATTTTACTACTTTATTATATTAAATTTATTGTTAAAATTTACGATTATCCACGCCTATTTTCATATCTTTATTGGTATGTGCTAATTAATAAATCGCACAACCAAGCCAT